TTTAAAGTAGTTTCGTTAGTAATAGAATTATAGTTTTTAAAACTTAATAATACTTCAGCACTACCTGTTTGGTCTTTAAAGTCAGGAATAAATCTACCTATAGACAACATTTGTTCACCGTCTTGTATATCAAAATCACCTGATTGTATAAAACATTCTAAAGGTTCTACGTCGTTATTGAAACCATCTTCGTGTAAATAAATTACTGAGGCACCATCAGTTACACCTAATACAGTTGGTGTTGTGCCAGTTTCAGTGGGTTCATATTCAGTAGCATAAGGTAATTCATATACTCCTCTATCTAACCATGTAGTTCTAGCCATAGAATTGGTATACCAAACATTTTCTAAATAATTAAATGTTACACAACGATCAATAAAAGCAGAACTTTCACTAGCATAAAACCAAGTAACTTCATTAAAATCTGTGTTTAAACCAGCATAGACTAATTGTTGTTGGGTAATACTAAAGTCATCAAATACGTAATCTTGTACGGTACATGGCATTTTTTTAACCGAACCATCAAACATATAGAAAGCTTGTTGACTCATCCAAAACGTTGTGCCATTAACATCAACCGCTGCATGCGCAGAAACTGAACCACAGTTAGCACCAATCTGTGTTAAACCAAACACAAATGGAGCACCAATAAATTGTAGTGAGTGTAACGAAGTATCAGTCCATATTAAAATAGAACCCCTAGATCTAACCGTGGTCATAATTTTAGAACCGCCTTGAATTCTAAAAGAACCAGCTGTATTAATACTTGTGGGTGCCCAATCGGTAAAATCTTCTTGGCTAGAAAACCTAAGAAATAAATCGTCTTGAGTAGTAGTGCTACCAATAGTAGTTTCAGTACCCATTAATATTACATGTCTATCTGGTGTTGACAAAATTAAATGTCTTGACGCAGTTGGTGCATTAGCACTAGCCAATGCAGCTCGAGAAGTTTGTCCGCCGGACTTATCCCAACGAAACAAAGAACCATCATTTGCTAAAGCTAGTAGATCCTCACCAAAACTTTCAAACACCCAATAACGTGACTCAATTACAGTTGCAGAAGTTGATGACGCTTCATTCCAAGCACTAAAATTTAAACCACTAGACACATCTAATAAAATTGTTACCACTGAATTGTCTGCATGTGCTACATTATCATGACTACCCACCGCACTGACACTAGTAGTATCGGTTAAATTAGATAATCCCCGGATCACGGTTAAAGTATTACTACTAACCGATGATACTTTCATTATTTCTTGGTCAACTAAAATATAATCATTAGCGGCAAATACACTACCATCGTCTACATCAACACCAGTCTCAGTTGCATCTAAAACTTCGTTTAATTGATCGGTTACTACTGTAGCCGGTGTGCCTTGCCATGCTGAAATACCAAAACCATAACCATAAATGTTTACCTCAGGGCCAACAGTTATTTGATATTCACAATCCACGGTGCTCGAGCCGCCGCCCGTGGCACCTGAGCTAGCGTTACTAGAATGCGTAACCGTATACACACTAGAACTAGTAACTGTAGTAATTTCAAACTCTGCATTCATATCCAAACCACCAACAGCATCAGCGTTAGAAAAAGTTACAAAGTCACCAACCCCAGCACCATGACCAGCATCAGTTACTGTAACAATTGGCGAACCACTGGTAGTTACAAATGGATTAGTTAAGTTTGCTTGTGTTGCGCGCAACGGTGTAATATCAGCAATAGCGCCTTCAACATATAAATATAATTTTTTATCAGTACCCAGTGCTAAGTGTCTAGTGCCGTCTAACGCCGACCAGGCAAATTGATCGCGTACCGCGCCTATAAGTTTGTCAGATATAAGTTTAGTCCAGCCACCTATTTTTTCTGGTTGACCATAACGAAATCTTACATTCTCACCATCAATCCATTTACCTTCAGCACCATAACTAGTGCTTTGTTTATCGAACCCCGGTGCAAATTTTGTAGAAGATAAAGGCATTATACATTTTTCGTTGAATAATAATCAGACATCGATACTGTACCACTAGTGGGTAAACCAGTATTAATATTATTAGTAGTAGTGCTAGCAACAGCACGTTGAACCCTTACACTAGAAGACGCCCAACCACCACTATTCCAAGTGCAAGTTATACGCATTAAATCTCCAGCAGTGCAATCAACTAATAGCGCTTGCTCAATATTTTGTGCGCCACCAGTAAAGGTAGTAGTTAAGGTTGCTTGTTGAACACCTTCTACAAATACTGTGTGCGTTTTAGTTAAACCGCCATTAGAATAATGTCCACCTACGTTAACAGTATAAGTACCAGTCTTGTCTACATTAAATTGAACGTCACCGGTATTAGTGCCACCGTTATCAGCCCACGCAACATGTGAATATATTTCAGATGAACTTGGATTAATAGCCGGGTTACTATTATAACCAGCACCTCTAACATTTTGCACTGAGCCACTGTAATTACTAGCACTAGCCGTTAAAGTAGCGGCTACTGTTTCGGTAGAGTCAACGCCTGCACCAAGATAATATTCTGATAAACTTATTGGATTTGAGCCACCGTGCTCCGTTTGAATTTCTGAAAATTTTATGGTTCCGCTACCTTGTAAAGCCATTAGCTATTCTCCTTTAGTGACGTAACCTCTTCCTTTAGTTCTTTGACTGCTTCGATAAGCACACCAACTATGTTGCCGTAAGCAACCGATTTGTATTTACCATCTTTAACTACTTCCGGTAATACCGCTTCAACTTCTTCCGCAATAACCCCGGTCCCCGCTTCGCCATCCTTGGTAAAATAAACCCCGCGCATGTCAGCAACTTTGTTTAATGCATTATCAATAGTTCTAATATCATCTTTTAATACTTCACTAGAAAATGCAGTGATGTCGCCGGAAGCAACTATGGTGCCCGCCACATCTATATTACCGTTTAAGTCAGACGTGCCTGCAACAGTTAATGTTCCTGACGTTGATAAATTACCACTAGAAGTGGTAGTACCAGCAATTGTTACATTCGCACCGCTAAACGTGGCCGCCGTGGTAGTTCCTGATTTAATAATTAAATTACCACTACTATTAGTTAAACTACCATAAGTAGTACCAGCGTCTTTTACAAAAACGTCACCACCATCAGCATCTAAAATAATATCGCCAGCAGAATCAAGTGTTAGATCACCTGAAGATAAATCTATTTCCGTGCCATCAATGGTTATGTTGTCAATATTAACCCCAGCATCAGCGGTTAATACTCCGGTGACCGCTAAGGTGCTAGCAAAAGTAGCTGCAGCGCCAGCGCCAGTTAAAAAAGTTGTAGTGCCGTCTTTAATTAATAAATGCCCAGAAGAATTACTAAAAGCACCAAACTGTGTACCGGCATCTTTTAATAAAACATCAGCACCATCAACATCAATAATTAAATCACCGGCAAGATCTAAAGTAGTATCACCAGTAGTATTAGTTATAGTTGCAGCAGAACCTGAATGCGTAATTTGTAAATCATCATCCGCACCTAATTTAACAATCGCACTATCGTCAAGTAAATCTAAATTACCGCTAAGCGTTACATTTTTAAATTTGTTTACAATTGATTCGTAAGTAAAAGTTGCCATAATTATTTATCCTTTAATCTCCAGCCATGCGTTGAGTCTTGATAGACTAATGTAAAACCAGCATTGTTAGTATCTACTACCATTTCATCACCAGCAGTGTTAGCCATAATTTTTTCACTACCCGGTTCTACCGTTAAATTGTTAGTATCAAAAGTACCTTCAGCATCTATAAAAGAAACCGCATCACCTTGTGTTGGTGATGAGGGTAATGTAATTGTTACCGCACTTGCACTAGTATCTACAAAAATATTATCACCAGCAAATGCCGTGTAAGCAGAAGTTTTTTCAATATAAGTTGATCCAGTGGTTTCTAAAGTAAACCAGTTAGTACCATCAGTTGCTACCATTTTAGTTTTATTTGGTAGTAATGTAATAGTGTTACCACTAGCCCCTAATCTGTGGGTAAAAGTACAAGTAGAACTACCGTTGACTAATAAATATAATTTTTCAACCGCAGGATATTGCACCGTGTGTGTTGCCGATGCGTTAGTAAATCTTAAAGCTGCTTGTCGCGCTTGGTTGTCGGCTGCTGCTTGTGGACCATTACCCGTAGTTAAAGTAGTAGTGCCAGTGCCAGAAGTAGCAATAGTTAATACTCCAGCAATAGCTTGTTCTACCGATTGACTAAAGTTATTATTGGTAGTAGTACCCCAAGAACCTGCCTGTTCACCAGAACCAATTAACTCAATTTTTAATCTTGTTGAAAATGTTGATGCCATTAGACTTCACTCCAGCTTTCTGTTGTACCTGTAGTCGATACCTCGGACCACGTTTCCCCTACACTATCATCGACTTCGTTGTAAGTAAAGGGCGAAGCGTTACTAATTGAGCCAGTAATTAGATTACTAGTTGGTAAGAAAGTTGCGGTAAATAAGTATTCTGATCCAGCTACTTGGATAGCAGAGGTTACTATGCCTGCAGTAGTAATCACGGGCACCATTTCCGGGACCGCGGTGCCTTGGCTTGCGGTTACCACATTAGTGGTTGCCTGCACATCCACGAATGGTTGTGCGTTACCGATACTGTGTGTGCCAAATGGGTGAAAACCGAACATAGTTTATCCTTTTAGTGCTGTTACTTCAGCTTCTAGTGTTTCTATTCTTGTCATAGCTTCTTGTAAAGCCTTGATAGCTTTCATGTATAATACAGAGTAACTAACACTCTTAACTTTTTCATTTGTAGTTGTTTTTATATCACCAATAGCTTTACCTTCTGGTATGTCATCACCATCTTCGTAAAGTGTACCAAATTCAGAACTAGAAAGTATATCAGCTTTTTCTGGATCTCTCAATTTAACTAATCCAGGACTAACTGTTTCAGTTTCTTGTGCTACTAAACCTAAATAAGTTTTTGCAGCTTGACCACCACCTGTTTCAGTTCTAGCTTCGTCTTTAAGTTTAAAGTTTCTAACTTTTAAAGCTTTGATATCATCCCATTGAGAATTAGCATCAGTTATGTTTTGTTTAATTCTTTCGTCTGAAGTTGCACCATAACTATTAGTGGCACTATCAAAATCACCATTAGCAAAAATTACAGCTCTAACAGTGCTATTATTATTGCCCACACATCTAAAGAAATAACTACCTGTGTCATTTACAGTAGAGCTAAAATTTATTTGTTGTCCAAAAACATTACCACTTGTTTGAGTGTTTTTTACATAAAATAAAACATCATTTATTGATGATGTAAGTGTAGTTTGACCCGTACTTGCAATTCTTAATCTTTCAGTATTAGTTCTTTCACCATCGTTAGTTGTATAGAAAACTAATCTTCCCGGAGTATCATTCGTTCCGGGCGTACCATCAACAACACCTTCAATACCTGCTACATTATTGTTATAGTCAGTTGCATCTCCATCATCAGCTTTCCAAAATATACCACCAACCGAATCACCATCAGCAACAATAGTTTGACTACCTACTGTTGTATTTCTTGATTTAATAAAATGTAATTGATTTGACCCTGAATCATTGGCAAAACTAGAAATTGTAGCACCACCATTTTGCACTTGAAAACGATTACTTCCAACGCCAGAGCCTGAACCAGCACCAACATAAACTCTATCATTACCACCATCAACAAATAATTGATGCGTGTTACCATTAGATTCTACTCGGAAGTCTAGGTCTGCTGATTCTTCATTAAATACAGTTTCAGCTTGTAATAAACTAATTCTTTTTCTTTCACTACCAGCTACTAAAGTTCTAAAATCAACATAGACATCTTCTGAACCGTTACTTGCGTCATCAATCTGTGCAGTTATTCTAAAATAATCTGTAGCATTACCAGCATCATCATTACCAGCAAAAGCAATTGTAGATAAATTATCTGCATCAGCACCATTACCAGCATTTCTATAAAGATTTAAATTTGGTCCAATAGCTGAGTCGGTATCAGTTGATACTAATGTAAGTGTGTCGGTGTTATCAGCAGTTGTGATTGATAAGCCACCATCATGAATAACTACATCTTTGTTTTCATCAAAAGACATGATAGGAGTTGTGCCAATAGTGTTACCTAAACCAATAACTAAATCATCAGCCGAATCATCAAGTGCCACATAAAAATCTTGGGCATTACCATCAAAGATCAACGCTGCGTCTTCCGCGCCGGCATCACCAATAGTAAAGGTTGGTGTAGTACCAGCTAGCGCAACATCACCAATGATGTTACCGTCTTTAATCGTAAGACCGTCAATCGTTACCCCATTAGCTGACGTTTGTTCTGATATAGTATCTACTTTTATTTCACTGGTCATATTAATTTAAGAGTTGTATCTCTTCCTCTGTTAATAGTTTATCAGCTTCTTCTTTACCAATAGTTTTTTCTGCTAGTTTATAAAAAGCACTAGCAAGTTTTTGATGTTTCTCATACTGTTGCCAAATAGCACCATTATGTAAACGCATAAAACCTGACATATTAATAAGTGGATTTGCTTTAGTTCCATCTTCATTATATTCATTATTAACTTTACCTACTAAGCCAGCATCAGTTAAATCACTTGCATTATACTGTACAAATTTATCAAACTTAGAAGCTATAACACCTTTACCGTGTGATAAATCATAAGCTCTAACTAACTGAGCATCTTGGTAAGCATCAAAAGTAGTACTGCCACTATCAGCGTGAAAGTCACCCTCGGCATCAAAGATAAATCTAACAGTGTTATTATTACAAATAGTAACCATATTAGTATTAGCACCTTGCGTACCAAGACTTGTACCACTTCTAGAAGCAGCATCAATTCTTACACAACCGTGGTCACCTGTGCCTTTACCAGTATCTTCACCACCGTTAGAAATACCTAATATTTGCAGAGCAACATTACCATTGTCATTCATAGATACCATTTGTATACCACCGGCATTTGAATCAGATTTTTTAAAAAAACCATAAGTATCAGCTTCAGCAATACTAGTCATACTATGTGCAACATCAGAAGATTTCATACTTATAATCTGAGTATCTCCACCAGCTTGGTTTAAAGTTAAAGAACCATCAGAACCTTCAGGACTACTTTCTTTAAAACCTATTTTACCATCAGCAGTTATTCTTAATTGTTCATTACCTGAAGTCATAAAAAACATTGCATCAGTAGAATGGTCATAATTTATTCTGCCTACATCATTATCTTGAGGGTCAGCAAATTTAATACCACCCTCTGCATCATTAGGCGTAGCAATAGTAAGTCCTCCACTAGCATTATCTTCAATTACAAGTCCTTGTCCACCTGCATCAACACCAGTAACACCACTATCACCAAGTGATATTCTAAATAATCCACCAATGTCAGTGCTTTCACCAACACCAACTCTGTCATTACCACCATCTACAAATAAACAATGTGCATAAGAATTAGATTCTACTCGGAAGTCGTGATCTTTACTTGTATCATTTATAACAGTTTCAGCTCCTGTTATGCCGAGAAACAAATCAAGTGATCCACCATTCATAACACTTAAAGCAAAATAGCCGTCCTCTGAACCATCTGCAACATCACTAGTAACTGATTTAATTTCTGATGAAATAAAATCTTGTGAGTTGTTATTTCTACCTTCAAATTGAATTACACCTGTAACATCATCATTTGCTGGTGAACTAGAGTTTCTGTATAACCTTAAATTAGGTCCACTGTTAGCATCAGCATCAGTTGATGTTAGCGTAAGTAAATCATAATTACCTGAACCTATTACAGTTAATGAACTATCAGGTATAACGACATTAGTATTTTCATCTATTGTTATTGCAGGATATTGACCAAGAGTATTGCCAAGTCCAATAGTTAATAGGTCAGTTGAATCATCAAGACCCATAGAAAAGTTTAGTGCATTACCATCAAAGATTAGCGACGCATCTTCAGCTCCACCATCACCTATTGTAAGTGTTGGAGTTGTTCCTGTTAATGTAATATCACCAACAATGTTACCATCCTTAATCGTTAGACCGTCAATGCTTACACCATTGGCGCTGGTCTTTTCTGATATAGTATCGACTCTTATTTCACTCATTAGTTAACCTTATTCAGTTACATCGGCTACGTTCGATAACTGGCTATTAGTTTTTAAATCTGCATAAGCTAATGCTACTGGATTAGTTGATGTAGTAATGTCATAAGCTATTTTAAAGTGATCTACATGACGATTAGAGATTCGCATAGATTGCTCTTTTGCTTCATCATCACGAGTGGCTTTATCTTTATAGATTAGAACATCATAAACCAACTTCCAATCACTGCCCATTTTTTTGACATACGCTGAGGATACTCTACAGTATGCACTGACATGTGCGCTCCCGTCGTGTGTTGTCATATTTGCTGTTATTGCCATTGTTTTAGTCCTCCTAGTTTAATAGTTTTATATCATGTTTTTTTAATATTGCATCTGCTTTATCTGCACCCAAAGTCTCTTTGGCCATCTCGTATACCGCTTCTGCTAGTTTCTGATGCTTCTCATATTGTTGCCAAATAGCACCATTGTGTAATCTTTGCAAACCAGTAATATTGACAAAAGATGTAGCATTACCCTCATCATCTGTACCAATAATATTAGCATCTACTAAATCTTGTATATTATATTTTACAAACTTATCAAATTGAGAATCAATTAAACCCCTAGCATAGTGCCCTTTAGATAAATCATAAGCACGAACTAATTGAGCATCATCATATCCATCAAAAGTAGATACACTTCCTGTATTGCTAGTACCAGCAGTATTAGTGTGTATTTCTCCGTCACCTTTAAAAAGACATTGCATATCATCTGCATTTTTAATACCAAATACGTTGCCACCTGCAGGTAATGCTTCTGCAGCATTAGTGCTACCATTTCTTTTAAAACCATTAACACAAACTGCGGAACTAGCACTTGTAGCTTCTGCGGTATTCTCACTTGCTTGAAAACCTACAGCCTCAAAAGCGTGACCATCTGCATTATCAGTTAAACCACCCATTTTAATACCACCGTTTGCACCAGATTTTTTTTCAATAAAACCATACGTATCTGCTTGTTTTACTGAAGTCATTCCTTGTGCAATATCAGAAGATTTAAATGACATAATCATTTCATCACTTGCACCTTGGTTTAAAGTTATTCCACCTTCACCTGTATCAGGGGCATCTTCGTTAAGAGTTAAAATACCATCAGAATTTAATCTCATTTGTTCAGAACTAGCAGTAGTAAATGCAAGATGGTTCAAATTATGGTCATAAACAAGTCTACCTGAAGCTGTTGCATTAGGATCAGAAAAATATAATCCCCCAGCTTTATCATTTGGCGTTGCTATTGTAATACCTGCGTGATTATCATTTTCGACAACTAAATCATCATTATTGCTATCAATAGCTGTATCACCACTATCGGCTGATTTTATATGTAATGTTCCCATTGGTGCGTTTGCAGATTCACCAATACCAACTTTATTATTACCACCATCAACAAATAACATATGTGTATTATCATTAGACTCTACTCGGAAGTCTATGTCTGCAGAGCCTTCATTAAAGACAACGTGGTCACTATCAAATTCTAAATAATTTACATTATTACCACCACGAAAACCTTTAAATACCATTTGTACATCTTCATCACCATTGGAAGCGTCTCTTATGTTTGCTGACATAGAGAAGAATGATGTTGTATTACCAGCATCATCATCTGCGTTAAAATGAATTTCACCGATAACATCTCCATCTGCGGGAGAGCCTGAATCTCTGTTTAGTCTTAAAATTGGACCTTGGTTACCATCAGCATCAGTTGATGTTAATGTAAGTGTGTCGGTGTTATCAGCAGTTGTGATTGTAGTGCCGTCATTAATAGTAAAAGTAGTTGCCGTAATAGTAGCCATAGTGTTACCACCAGCTTCTATTACTAAAGTATCATCGGTATTAGCCGAGATGGAGGTATCCAAATCGTCATCAAAGTCAATCTTATTATTTACACCGTCTATTTGTACACCAGCCATTATAAAACCACCACTACCCCTTCAATAGTTACAATTGCATTAATTGTTATTGGCCCTGCAAGAACTGCATGACCGACAATTTGATTAACATCAACAATAGAATCGTGCTCAGGTATTATTTCACTAGCGGGTCCACCCGAACCAATAAATAAAGGACCACCAACTTCTTCAGTTCCTGCCATATTTCCTCCTATGTACTAATTGCGTCCACTACACTTATCCAACAATCAAAACCGTTGGCCGTGCCGCTTTGTGCTTTTACTACGTCACCATTTTGTACAATCACTTTTGATGCACCTTGAATTAATTCAATGGATGAAGTAGCTGGAACACTAACGCCTTTAATTAAATATCTAGCCGTATCACTGTCACCAGCGTCCGTAATAAACACATCTAACGTGTCCGTTGTTGTTAAAATGTTAGCAAATCTTAAACCCACAATTGCATCATCACTATTTGATGTATAAATAGTAGTTGCTGAGTTGGTTATTCTTTTACCGTTACTTTCAAAATCTTGTGCCATATTTTTCTCCTAGTTTCTTATATCATAGAGCGATTGCCATCGCAACCGCGAATCCTGGTGATGCATATAGTGTATCGGTAGATACACCGCCAATTGTAATAGCATCTGCTTCTAATGTTCCATCTATATCTGCGTTTCCAGAAATATCTAAGGTGGCACCGTCTAATTCACCAGTAATTGTTAAATTTCTAATACCTGTATAATCTTTGTTTGCGTCTAAAATAACCGCTTTAGAAGCAATTGCTGTACCAACTGCGGTAGCGCCTAAATCTAATGCATTAAGCTCACCAACCACTGCCGTAATACCATCTAATACATTTATTTCTGCTGCGGTAGAAGTAACACCGTCTAAAATATTAAGCTCTGCTGCGGTTGATGTAACACCGTCTAAAATATTAAGTTCTGCGGCGGTTGATGTAACACCGTCTAAAATATTAAGTTCTGCGGCGGTTGATGTAACACCGTCTAAAATATTAAGTTCTGCAGCAGTTGAAGTTACACCGTCTAATATGTTTAATTCTTCAGGTGTAGATGTAATTTGTGTCGTGCTTACAGCCGCTAGTACCGGTATTGTACCGGAAACATTTGGTAGATTAATTGTTCTATCACCAGTGGGATCGATAATTGTAAGGGTAGTTTCATGTGCGTCAGCAGTAGCGCCTTCAAATATAATAGCATTAGATGCATTCATTGTGACGGTGTCTACAGTTGTAGTAGTGCCAGCGACAGTTAGTTTAGGTACAAGTAATTCGCCAGTGCTTGGATTATATCTTAATGCTCCAGTGTCATCTAATAAAGCATTTGACTCATCGTGAAATACAACCGGAAAGTTTGTGTTAGCAGTACTATCGGTAACTGTTACTGTAGAGGCTAATGTAACTGTTGTTCCAGCAATCACACTTGCTAAAGCAGTGCCATTAACTGTTATTGCATCTGCTTCTAACGTGCCATCAATATCTGCATCACCACTTACATCAAGAGAACCTGCATCAAGTTCACCACTAATAGTAATATTTCTACCACCAGTTATATCTTTATTTGAATCTGTTATAATAGCTTTGCTTGCTATTACTGTTCCGTTTGTTATTCCATCAATAAGATTAATATCTGTTGCACTTGCAGTAACACCATCAAGTATATTTAATTCTGCAGCAGTAGACGTAACTCCGTCTAATATGTTTAACTCTGCGGCGGTTGAAGTTACACCGTCTAATATGTTTAACTCTGCGGCGGTTGAAGTTACTCCGTCTAAAATATTAAGTTCTGCGGCGGTTGAAGTTACTCCGTCTAAAATATTAAGTTCTGCAGCAGTAGACGTAACGCCGTCCATAATGTTTAGTTCAGCAGCAGTTGCACTTATCGCAGTGCCTGCAAAATTAATAGCATCTACATAAGCTACACCATCAATATAAATGTCTTTCCATTCTTTTGATGAGCTACCTAAATCGTAAGTATTATCATCATCGGGAATAATATTAGAATCAACCTCGCCACCAAAAACAATGTTGTCGGTGTTAGCATCACCAAGAGTTAGGGTGCCACCGTTAAAGGTTGTTGTACCAGTTACCGTTAGATTACCACCAACGTCTAAATTAGCGCCTAGGGTAACGTCACCGTCTGCGTCCAGGAATACGGACCGCGCCGCGGGCATAGTACAAAATACTGTTTTCGTACCAGAAGAAAAGTTAACGGCACTATCACTGTTAGAGCTCGCATATACAGTCGTACGGGTAAGATCAGAACTGTCACCGTCTAGGGTGCCAAGACCTACTTCAAACTCATCTGCAGTTGCGTGAAAAATTGCATAGTAAGTAGTATTAGAATTACCAATACCTGCAGCAAAAGTTTCAAAACCAGTTGGTGCTCCACCTAAGGATAACGCACCGGTGCCGGTTGTGGTTGTGGTCTCTTTGACTCTTTCGTTAAGTACTAACGCCATCTAGTCTCCTTATGCCAATCTTATAATTGCTGTACTCGTTCCTGCTGCTGGAAACTGTATGGTAAAAGTTCCTGCAGTAGTTGTAAAATCTCCGCCAAAATCTAACCAACAAACAGCGTTGGCACTAGCAGTATTTGCACCACCACTTGATTGATAAATAAGTGCAAACTTTGCAGTGATTGTAGCTGTAGTAAAAGATGTGTCAGCAAAATCTATAAAAGCAGTTGAAGCGGACGATCCACCAGTTACACCATTATTAGTTAAGGTATTACCACCACTAGTATAGTTAGTGCCACTTGCTTCGTTAGTTGTATCAAATACAGAGTCTGTTGCTGCTGCGGTTCTAGATGAAGTATACAAAGCTATTTTATAAGTGTCGCCACCTGATTGAAAATTGTGGTTGCCTTTTAACAACTGATCTTTAAAAACATTACTAATTACATTAGCCATATATATTCTCCTTAAGGGTTTCCAGACGGCACCGGTATTCGCGGTATTCCATCCATGTATTCATCTCTTCTTCTTCGGCCCATTTGTTCACCAGCAAATGGTGTTAGTGACTCTTTATAATACTGTTCATACATTTGCACCATTTGTGGGTTTTTTAAAAATTTAAAAGCTTCTACGAGGCAGGCATAAAGCAACATTTCTGGTGCATTACTACTAACCCAAGTGCTTGTGTTACTTGAGGATAGTCCTGTTGGTTGCGCATTATACGCCAATTCAACAGTATACGTTGCATCGGGCGCTGGAGCAAGTAATATTGTGTCATTGTCCCAATTTGCATAGTATTTTGGTGTTCCAGTAGTAGTTCTGTTTGGCACAAACTCATTAATAAAAGATGTATCTTTTTTTTCTAAAGTAATACGTACATTATCAGTATCAAAAATTTGTATGTATCTAATAAAAGCAAAAAGTTGTGGAGTAGCTCCAGGCATAGCTACAAAGGGGTCACCTATTGTTAAATTGGCCGTTTTATATTTTTTAAATATATCTAAATCTACGTTTCTAAAAACTCTAGACTCAGCATGTTCTATAATATCATTAAGAATAGTTGTTGTTAAAACATTACTATCGGTTTCAGTATAATCTATTATTTGTTGTGTTAGTTCTGCGTATGTTGTCATGCTACTAATGTTGCCGGGCCAGCGTAAGCGCGGAAACCTCCTCCTGTTATATTACCAGTTGTTGCAGTGTCTGTCGATACTGTGAATGTATAGGTATTAGTATCAACAACGGTTATAGTGTATCCTACAGTTTTATTTATGTTTGTAGCAGATATGCCATCAAAACTATCAGCACCATAAAATCTTACGGTATCACTACTAGCTCTACCATGATCTTCTTCTGTTACTGTAATAACACTACTACTTGAGCTGCCTGTTTTAAAAGAATTGGTTTTTAATAAATTAGGTGTTGGGTTTTCTGTTCTATCCGGCCTTGCATCTTTTAAAGATTGCGCATCAGCTGCATGTGCATTTGGTTCTAGTTGTGGATGTTTAGCCTCAAACTCAGATCTGTGCACTAAAGAACCATTCCATTCTTTTAGCATTTCATTATAGGGAAAAGCCATACCACTTCGATCAGATATTGCTTTAGCTCTTTTACCAATAGAATATTTAGACATTGCTATAATACGTCCTTGGCGTTATGTAAGTGCTAGTTGAAGAACCATCTTCTGTTATTGCACGATTTAATTCATCTTCGTACAACATTTTATTTTGCTGCACTAATTCAGGATTGTATTTTTGTGCTAAGTAATAAGCTAAGCCTGATATCATGCACGGCACGAAACGATATGGCACGTCTCCAGCATTCGTATAATCACCAACGTCATCAATTCTTTTTACATAATAAAGATGCATATCAGAACTTGCTGCTGAAGAATTAGGTACTGGATAAACAGTAACGGTAACTCTATCTATAAATCTTTGTACATAGTATTGCACTGGTGTGCCTACTTGTAGTTTGTTAGCAAGTGCAGAATAATCTGACCTACTTATTTTTGTTAAAGCTACGTCTTGCTGTGAACTTTGCGTTCTATTAGTTCTAAAAGTTGCTTCTAAAACATCATCCATTCCAAATATAGTAGATTCTATTTGATTTGTTGTTGCTTGTGCGCGATTACTGTCAGCAGTGTCGTCTGCGGCACTTCTGAAAAAATGATACTCAGCTTGGTTTTCTATTAAATCAATATTAGTTTCTTTTAGTTCCCAATAATGCAAGCCTCTATTAGCCCATTCTTGAAACATTATATTTATAGAACGTCTAGCTGATTTAAGTTGATAGCCGGTTAATTGATCTACACCAACACGTTGGTAAGCATCTTCTATTATTTCTTCAATAGAAAAAGTTTTATCGAACGTTGCTGTTCCTGAAGTAGTGTTTGGCATATGCTACTCCTATTAATAATTTTTAAGCCACTCACATGTAATGGTTGCACTGTCATTAGCAGTACAAGCAGGCA